CTTTGCTCGCACGATGGATTCACCCACCACTCGTGTTGCCCAAAAACCGGTGATATCCAAGGCGGACGGAACGTCCGAGAAGCCTTCTGGGGTCGCGCCCAGAGGGGAACTCAAGTCGAGGATCCCACGCCCAGTTAGGCCTGTTGTTGTTAGCAGGCCGAATCAGTTTGAAGGTTCTGAGGGTCAAGATAACAAAAACGAGGTCAGCGCACGCAGTCAGCCTAAGGTTTCTAAACCGATACAGCAAGTGGCTAGCAAGCAGACCAACAAACCCGCGCAAGCGGATAGTGCTCCAGCACTTAGCAGAAAGCAGAAAGCTCGCGAGGCGTACTTAGTGCGTCAGGCCAAACGCGACGCCGCTCGTGCTGCATCACAAAACCTGGTAAATATCATGCGTTCGGTGAGAACAATCAACAGTAGCCCAAACCTTAGTGCCATGATTCGCAGTGTCCAACAACAGAGTGTCCTCAAAAGGGACGCTAATCCCAGTGCAAAGCCGGGATCTGCGCAATCATCCCACAAAAGGCAAGCCCCACCACCGCCCGCAGCAAAACAGGTAACAGTCCCCGTGTCCACAACTTCCAAGTTGAATAAACAGCAATCCGTTTCGAGCACTAAGTCTCAGAAGCAGCCCGCCATCCCTGGCGCTAAGACTCCTTCCCAGCCTGCCGTCGGTAGTAAGACTGATAAGACGCGACCAGCGAAAGCTGATGCCAACCAAAAACCAATTGAAACCGTGACCTTGTCCGGACCAAACTTGGATGGCATGACTGTTGTGGTCAGGAAATCTGATGTTGTGTCTCTTCCAGGAGATGCAAAACCGACCACTGAAGCAACACCACCTCCAGCTGCTGCTCCTGCCCCCGTAGGACAACTTGCCATTATGCCGTCCCTAAATCCGCCCCATGTCATTTGGCGGAAGTCCCCTTGGTGGCGGCGATTGATTTTCAAAGAGACTCCGTCTCGTCTCGAAATCGATAGGCATGACAATCTCCACATCGGAACTTTAGCGAAGCATAAACATTGCCCCAACGGCCTCACGACAGGTGAGGAAATGGTCATCCCCGAACTACAGAGTTATCTTCTGATGAGTAAATTTTCGACTTACAGCAGCCGAAAAGAAACTCTTGACCACATGGAAAAGATTGGGCGCAAGTTTTGGCGCGATGAAAAGAAAATCGATTTCGGAAAGTTAGAACCACAAATGGTTAACCGACACCTTATAACAGTTCAAAAGGTCGTCGATGAGCGCACTTCCTCCTACCTTTTGGCTCAGGAGGATCAATCCATCAGCAGAAAGCGCCGATTCCGAAATTTGAAATTCTGGAAAAGGGAAACCCAGACAACGTCACCTGACTGGGCTCCTTTTTACCCCATCCCCCAGTAAGTCTTCAGAGATGTCTCCCCCTCACTACCATCTGTCAACGAGGGGTTGAGTTGCTTCCGACCGCCCCTTGGAAGCATGTTACCACCATCATCAAGCACTCCGAAAAATTGTGTAGAGAACAGTCCTACCCTGTCATGTTTCCTGATCCTTCCTTGCATGGCAGAACGGCCGAACGTTTTATAATGACGTCCTGTGTCCACAACGACATAGTAGGCCTCCGGAATCGATACATGAAGGAACCCCCAACCAAGTTTGGCCCGAAACACCCT